ACGCGCCATGGTGTTGTGATGCAAAACGCGCACGCGGCCTGCAGGCATGGCGTATCGGTCCGTTGCATTCCACTGATTGTGGAGCATGTACAGCCGAACGGGGTCAGTATACAGAGCGCGCACCAACGCGCCCTGGTCACGCTTCCCGTACTTGTGCCACTCCGTAAGCCACAGGTCGAACAGTCTCTTCACACGCTCGCAGCGCCGGAACCCAAACACACCGCCGTTGAACACGTAGGCTTCCTGGGTGCCAACCGCAGACCACGTCTCCGAGCACTCATCCAGGTTGTCCGGGCGGCGCATCGAGCCAAGGAGGGCGTACCTGTCCATGTCACGCGTGATGGTCATCTCCCACCCGTCAGCCAGCACGTCGAACAGGAACGAGATGTCGTCAACGACCTCGGTGTCAGCGTCCATGTAGAGGATGTAATCCCACAGTGCCGGTGCTATCCGATAAGCGGCCAGCTTGGCCTGGCGTCCTCCAATGTCACTGTCCTTGCATTCAATCCACACGTCCTCAGTTCCGATCGCGTGTGTCGCGGCTACGGCAACGGGCAGCCCGGGCATGAACTCGCGGATCGCGCCGATCGCCTTGCGAGCACACTCGCGGCTCGGATCTCCAAATGCGACCATGTACACGCCCCGGTTCCTCTCCGTCATGGGCGCCGGGGCGTGTAGTGGCCGGCCGTACGCAAGCTCTTCTACTGCATCTCGATAGTCACGCGAGCTACCAAGGGCTGTCATGTCGCTGGTGACAGCGCGCAGCTCCTCGGCGGATACCGGGCCCGAGAAGGCTGCCTGTTCCACGGCGGCGATGAAGCTCTGCGGATCCTCTGCCTTGTACCTGTGTATCCCCGGCATGTGAGGCAGCTCATCGCAAACGCCAACTCCGATTGGGATCACCACCTTCACTCCGCAGGATAGGGCCTCGAGCGGCGGCATCGGTATGCCCTCGAAGGCAGAAGGGACCACCAGCACGTTGAGCGACTGGAAGAACTTGTGCAGATCCTCCCAGTTGTAGCAGGTCGTCTTGATTGGCCAGCCGCGCCCGCTTGCGCGCAGGTCCAGCTTCTGAGCAAGAGGAGAGGCCACAAGGGCTCCGATAAGCTCTTCACCCTTGCGGCCGTCTCCATAGGTGTACCCGCTCACTCCAACCCGTGGACGCTGGCCATCCGGGATGTCGGCGGGCACCGAGAATTTGTCTCGCTCCACGGGGGGCCTAGCGATCACGGTCTTGCCGTAACGGGCTAGCCCCTCCACATACTTATGGGCGGTAGTCACCCGGAGGTCCACGGCAGCGGCGCATCGGTCCCAGATGGCGGCCTTCTTTTGGTTCCACTCGTCTCTGTGCGTGAAGTACGCGACGTGGAGGCCTGGGAAGTCGCGGCCTCTGAACCTGTTCCACATCAGGTAGTTCATCCACAGCTGTACAGTAGCCGCAGGGCTCGGTGTATCCCCAACCGTCCAGCCATTGTGTTGTGACAGATGCCGTGCCATCCTGGGCAGCACTCGGTCCGAATCCGGACGATCGCATATGACGTGTACCTTCACTTTAGTCCTTGACCGATGACTGCCTGTGCAGCGCGTTGATCAATATGACCGCCGCGAGGAGGGGTGCCACTCCAGGCTCCTTGACGTTGAAGAGCTTGCCGCCCACAGCGCGCAGAAGACCCATGGTGTCCTTGGGCAAACACTTCCCGCCCCACCCACGGTCGTTCTCGTAGACGTGCATGTGCGACCGGCCAATCCTTGGATCATGCCCGAGGGCGTTCAGCACGATGTGGTGATCCGCCCCAAGCTCCCCGCAAATGTCGTACATCTCGTTCGCCCAGGTGACCTTCGTCGCCAGAAAGTAGTTCTCGGCGTACTTGGTGACCTCGGCCTCGAGTCCCTCCATGAAGATGAGTTCGCACTCACTGTTGTAGATCGTCTGGTAGACCTCGGCGGCCCTCATGCGCGCTGGGTCATTGCCGCCGATGATCATGAACGGGGGCTGCGACACCTGCAGGTACGGGGGATTGACGCCCTCTCCAATGAACTCCGGGGAGAAGACGACCGACGTGCCGCGCCCCTCTTCCAGTCTTGTGGCCAGCTCGAATACGGTTCCTGGCGGGACAGTCGACCGGATGATGGCTATGTCGACGTCAAGCCACTCGAACGTGGAATAGATAGCCCCCATGCTGACAGATCCGTCCACGTCCATCGGGGTCGGCACGCAGACGAATGCAGCGGAGCAGGCATTGACTTCGTCCATGGCTTGCTGCGTGCCTGTCTCTGGGCATTTCGGGTCGAAGATAGCGACCTCCTGCCCAGAAGCCTCGATGTCTTTCTGCATGTGCTTGCCAACTACCCCGTGTCCAACGATTCCAATCTTCATAGCGCCCTCGCTTTCCCAAACGCGTGCTCAATCAAGGATCCGGCCGGACCGTTGTAGTTCCTTCCAAGCAACCACACGCGTGGATGCTCGTCTTCCATTGCCCGGGATAGGGCCGCCTGGTCCTGTCCCCTGAACTCCAACCAGCGTTTGCGCCACGCCCTGAACAACGGCTTGCAGCGCTCCCGACTGAAGTAGACTACGCCAGCCTGGTACTGCAGAGGAGCGGTCAGCATCTGCAGCGTCATCGCCCTTTCCACATCGCCGACGTGCTGGTACGCGTCGTTGCCCTGATAGCCACTCGCGCAGATGGCCATGTCGAAGCCATCCTCTATGCTTCTGAACGGCTGGAGAATGTCTCCCCGCACGCGGGTGTCGGCGTCCAGGTAGAGAGCGTGGTGCCATGGCGATAGACGATCCATGTTCACCTTCGCCCACCGGCTCAAGGCGACGTCTGACAGATCGGACGCGTCCTGCTCTGGGAACTGGATTGTCTGCACGTCGGGGACGTTCACCGCCCCGAGCTTGTCAGAGATAACAGCCACCGGGATGTCGTTCCACTGCCACAGAGACGCGATGGCCGCCGTGGCTGCGCGCCTGGCACGGGCCCCGTACGCGACATAGAGCACTCCGTTCATTCCATCCACCTCTCGGCCGGCAGATGACACGTTACCGGCTGGACTCTGTAGTAGGCCCGCAAGAACGCGAGCCGGGGGTCGCCAAAACGGACGACTGATTTCTCATGGGTCCACTCGACCAGGAGCTGCCGTGTCCCGTTGCATCTCGCCATGAAAATCGCACGAGTATCCAGCAGGGGGACGGACAGGTTGCGCACGACGCTCAGGGTCGCTTCCCTGTCCTGGTCGCTACCGACGCTCTCGGCCAGCAGCTCGCCTCCACACGTCGGAATGGCCACTTGCCACCCGGAGTCCAGGTGCTCGAACCCGACAGGGACGAGCCGCGGATTGAGAGTGGCATTCATGTCCAGGAAAAGCGTGCGGGTGTATGGGAAAGGGAACGCCGCGTCTTCTTCGTGCGTGGTGGTGGGCAGCTTGTGATCGCGGCGAAGCGTCTCCAGGAGCGGGAAGAGGTGCATGCCAATGACGATGCCGCAGTCGGCAAGATCTAGTACACTTGCCTGATCTCGTTGGTTGGCGAACTTTGCAGAGCCAGACGCGATGAATTGCCGAGCGTCGTGCTTGCCGCACTGGAACCACTGAGCAGGCCCGTAAGTCACTCGCTTCCCCGCCTCGTCGACGGAGCAGTTGCCTAGGGACTGCATCCAAACCTTTGCCATTCGAGAGATCGCTCCTCCTCCAGAATTGTGGGGCTCCCCCCGGGCGGTGAAAGGAGAAAAGTCCGCCGGGGGGAAGCCCCAATAGAGGAGGTAGGCGTATTGTACCCTACCCCACGATTTCTGTCCAGTTGGTCGTCGGCACGGGCATGTATCGGCTCGAGCACCCGTACAGAACTGCCGAGCATTCCACTGCGGCCGCTGCCACGGTGATGTAGTAGTTGACGTAGCAGAACCCACCGTCAACGTCCAGCTCCTCGGTCTGCAGCTCGATACAGACAAGGCCGTCACCGTCTCCGCCAGCCTGCGTCAGCTGGGTGATCGTCTTGCCAGTGATGGCCTTGTTGCCAGCTCCTGCAGCCGAAGTCGACTGCATCAAGCCAGCATCGAGCGTGGCGGTAGCCTGCATTTCGCCGACGTTCAGTTCAAACCACAGTCGGTGGTAGCTCTCGGCGAGGCAGTACGCCCCCGTCACGGTTGAAATCCCAACGCTGTCGGCGTAGTCGGCGTCCAGCGGGTACATCAGTTCCGAAATTCTTGCGGTGTACATAGTCACTCTCCTGTTGCTGCCAGGGCCGAGGGGTTTCCTCAGCCCTGGCTATGATTCTGATTACGACCCGGCGCCCGCGCCACCCAAGATGACGAAGGGACTAATTTGGCTGGTCCCGTCGGCTAACGTCCACGGAGCACTCAGCCAAGGCTGACCGTCAACCCGGTGTACACACCGCCAGGAAGTCTGGTCATAGCGCCAGTAGTCGAACTGCGTGCTCTCGACAGTCGTCGCCTGGCGGTCTCCCACCAAGTAGTAGGCCATGTCTGCGAGCAGGATATCACCCGCGTTGCCCAGCGTCGGGAGCTTCTCCGTCCAGTACACGGGCATGCCCATGATCATCGACGGAATTCCCTCGCGAGCACTCGGCTGCCAGATATACGACGGATTCGCGGCCGGCCCGTTGAGCTGGATCATGCCGCTCATCGCAGTCTGCGTGATCGTCCACGCGCCGCGAGCGCTCGGCAGGAAGTCCTGCATCATATCGGCCAGGTCATCGAAGACGATCGCGCCAGCACCGAACCGAGGCTCAGTGATGGTGGCCGGGGCGTTGATGATCCCCAGGGGCTGCCCAGCGCCAGTTCCGCGCAGGAAGGCCCAGTCCTCGTGCCATGCTGTCGCGCCCGCCATACCCATCGGGCCAGACAGGAAGTCGGCCAGAGAGATGGCGCTGTCATCCAGCAACTCGTCAGAAGCGCGAGTGTACAGGATCAGCTTGTGCGCGACCAGTGAAACCTGACGGAACTTCGGCTCAGACTTGGTCTTCTCAGCCGCTTCCTTTTCCCAGTAACCGAGCAGGCCGCCGAACCAGTGGCCCTGATTGGCCGTGGCACCAGTCTGGTCTAGCACAGGGATGTTCACCTGTCGCCGGCGCATGCGGATAATCGTGGGGCCCTGCCGACGAACGACAGAACTCTCAGCGACCTCGCCCTGCATCTGCGCGATGAACTCGGACGGGACTAGGAACCCGCCGCTCGCGCCAACGCTCTCGACCATCTGCTTGGTTTCGTGCCCGGAGTCGACCTGTTCCTTGAAGAAGGTCAGGCGCGGGTCGTACTTCATGCCGTTGTGCTTGGCCGATCCGGCCACCGCAACGATGAAATCTTCCCAGCCCTTGAACCCCTTGGTCTCGACGAACGGAACGTCGCCGGTCCCCTCAATCTCCTGCGTGAGCAGGTCGGTCGGCTCAAGAGCCGCCTTTTCGATCTCGGACAGCTTCAAGGCGCGCATCTTGTATCCACGCGCCAGTTCCTGCATCGACTCGACTTCGTTCAGCTGCTCCGTTGTGGCGGTCTCGTCGTTCAGCCGCTCCTTGATCTTGTGAAACATCTCGTTCGACTTCTCTAGCCATGCCTTTGCCGTAGCCATCACACCATCTCCTGTTTGTTCATGAGTAGTTCATTCTCAGCCATCTCGGCTTCCACCAGTCTTACTTGGCGCTTCCGAATATCAGCCGCGAGTGACTTCTCCCCGGAGGTGAGTGGGTCGACGTGTTCGGTGTCGCCCGGCTCGGCGTCGTCGGAGTTCGGCTCTACGTCTGGATCTGCATCGCCTGTAAGCTCAAGACCCTTGGCCTCGAGCCATTCCTGTCGCAGGGCGGCGAGTGCTTCTCCCATGCGATCCACTGCCTCTCTGAGTCCAGCGATACTGTCTTCTCCATCAGACTTGACGGAGACTGTTCCGACCGCAGCGTTGGCCGCGATAAGGACCGGACTGTACTCAAACAGCTTTACTTCCTTCAAGTTCCGCGTGCGGCTTCTGGCTCCGCTCTTGGACGCGGAGTAGTCCTTGCGCACGATGTCGTACGCGAACGACCAGTCCGATAGTGCTCCCATCTTGATCAGCGCAAACGCCTCGCGCCCAGCCTGTGTTTCCATGGCGAACTGCGTTTCAGCCTTCAGCCCACCAGTGGCCTCCGGCCAGTCCCGCAATATCTCCATCGGCAGCTCTTCGCGGCCCACCTCTCTCATCGAGAGGGGCTTCCCGAGAATAGCCCCCGCGCCGGTCGTGCGGTGATTGTCCAGGACAAGCACCTTCCCGCCGCGCTCTGCTAACGTCTTTGTGAACGCCCCTGGATGGACTACGTCCCCGACCCGGTCGACAACCCCGAAGATGGAGATGTAGTGCTCAACGATCCCCAGTTCCTCGTCGGTCATTTTCAGCTCGTAGCTGCCGCCGAAAGACTTGTATTCTCTCGTCATACCGTTCTCCGATGCGCCAGGAGCGCAAATGTCACTATGCCATACCAATATACCATGCAGCGCGTGAAAGCACAAGTCTTCTATCTTGCTTATGTGCAGGCCTTGCGTATGGCCGTGGGCCATGTGGGCGGTGCGGCTGTGGTTTCCATGTCCTCGCCATAGCCGAACCTAAACTTGGCCGCAGCGTCTGGCGAGCATGAGCACTGCATCGAGTGGGGCGCGTTCACCTTGCCACACCGGATGCAGATCCAGGGGCCCGGGAAGGGAATGCTCGGGCTACACCTACATCCTACTGGCGGATCTCCTGCCATTTTACCACCTCGGATTTGTTGAGAAAAGTGTGCATCTACAGTTATTTACCTGACTCGCAGGACCACTCGGGTCGAGCGGGTACATCATTGGAGCCCCGCCTACAATGAACGGCTGATCCATCGGGATCGGGCCGATCGCTCCGCCTTCCGTGTACGTCGAGAACGCTTCCATGTGATCGGGGCGAGTCTTCTCGTCACCCACGGCAATCCACTCTTTCGTCTGCATACCGGACTGCCGCATTCCCAGGAAGATTGCTGCGTTACTGGCGCGCATGCTCTCAGTTACAGCTATCACGTCGACGCGGGGGCCGGGCATCGGGCCTTCCCACCACGGCATCTCGTCTGCGTCGACGTTGCCCTTGATGTATTGCTCGAACAACACTTCGGCTGCAGCCGTGGCCTTCTCAGCAGACCACCCGCCAGCGACAGCGGCTCTCGTGACCTGCCTGAGCCCCTTCGCGGTCGTGTCGTTGATCCAGGTGACCATCTTGTACGAGTAGTCGCTGAACCAGTCAGACGCCAGGAGCGGTCCGACGTCCTGCATGTCTATTCCCATGTCCGCTGCCCACTGCTCCTGCTGGTCTTCCATGATGCCAGCAAGGAGAGGGATCATTGCTTCGCGCCAGTGCTTCTTGGACGCCACCATCTCTACCATGATGTCGCGCTCTACCTGCGTCCAGTTGACTGTCGTTCTATCCTGCAGGGCCTTGCGCCCGGCATCGGACAGCAGCGCCAGTATTGCCCCCATGTCCCGGTCAAGCAGGTAGGCACTCAGGGTCCGAAACTTGGCCTCCCACCCCCGGGCAATTCGGTCTACGCGCCGGCCTTGTGCTTCCTTGAGGGCGAGCGGGATATGAATGACCTTGGTGCCCTTGAGAGACTTCGCACCGTCGACGACCTTGTTAGCAGGGACGATCGTCTGCGCGGGGGCAGAGGGGGGGCCGTCTTGCTGGGAAGCGTCGATCTTCGCGTTGACCGGATACATGTTGACGGGAACGTAGCCGATATCTCCGCCCGGGACATCCGACAGGTGCAGGCCAACAGCATCGAAAGCGATGTCAGCAGGTGTTCCCATCTGCCACGCCTTGTGAGCTGCGTCGAACTGCGCGTTGATGTCCTGCGCGATGGCTGGCACGTCGGTCAGGTCGAACTGCACGAAGACGTCGCCGTGGTTCAGGTAGTGCTGGAACTCGACCTCGAACTGGCGTAGCTCCGGCCACATCGTGTCCTGCCAGAAGGCCCGGCGTGCATTCTCGTAGTTCTCGTACGTCGATCGCTCCAGGCCTACGCGGGTGCCCACCACCATAGGCGGCACTCCGATCGTGGACAGCAAGCGGCACTCGTCTCGCGAGTCCAGGCTCTCAAATCCAAGCTCGTCCATCGTCAGGCCGATGCGCTCTACCTTGCCACCTTTGTCCAGTACGCCGGGTCGCAACCAGTTCTTCGAGCCGCCATAGATCGTTTGGACGTACTCGCGGAGCTTCGCCACGTCAGACGGATCCAGCGCGTTCTCGTAGGTGAACCAGAACGGGGGGATTCCCCCGCGCTCGATGTAGTCACGGACGAAACTGGTCAGC